GGAATGCTCTCCGAGGCGCGCCAGCTCGAGGACCGCTTCGGCCTCTCGCCGATGGCGCGACGCCGGCTGCAGTGGGAGGTCGCCAGGGCCGGAGCCGAGCCGGAGGAGCCGGAGGGCCAGGGCGGCGAGCCGCCCGGCGTCGGGTCTGGCCGGCGGCCGGCGGACGTCCGGCGACTGCGGGCCGTCGACGCTGCGGGCTGATGCCCTGGCGCGGCCCTGACTTCCCGGGCGAGTTCCCGACGCTCGGCTACGCCGTGGCCGAGCTCATCCAGCAGGCCTGCGTCATCCCCGACGGCGACCTGGTCGGCGAGCCGTTCGCGCTCACCGACGAGATGCTCCGCTTCCTGCTGCGCTTCTACCGGCTCGACCCGGAGACCGGGCGCTTCCACTACGACCGCGGCGCCCAGTTGACCCGACCGCAGAAGTGGGGCAAGGGGCCGTTCGTCGCGGCGATTATCTGCGTCGAGGGCCACCCCGAGGGCCCGGTGCGCTTCGCCGGCTGGGACGCCGCCGGCGAGCCGGTCGGCCGGCCGTGGGCGACCCCGCACATCCAGGTGACGGCGGTCTCCGAGGACCAGACCGAGAACGTCTGGCGGGCGCTGCTGGCGATGATCCAGCGCGGCGCGCTGGCCTCGGCGATCTGGGACACGGGCCTGACCCGGATCAACCTGCCGGGCGGCGGAATGATCGAGCCGACGACCTCGGCCGCGCTGTCGCGCCTCGGCCAGCGGATCACATTCGCGGCCCAGGATGAGACCCAGGCCTGGCTCCCGACCAACGGCGGCGCGAAGCTCGCCGACACCCAGCGGCGCAACATCGCCGGCATGGGCGGCCGCTGGCTCGCCACCGGCAACGCCTGGGACCCGCGCGAGGACTCGGTTTCGCAGAAGACCGCCGAGTCGGGCGAGCCCGGCGTGCTGATCGACGACGTCGACCCCGGACCCGGCTCGATCCGCAACAAGGCCGAGCGCCGGCGCATGCTGCGCCGGGTCTACGGCGACTCCTGGTGGGTCGACCTCGAGCGGATCGACGGTGAGATCCAGGCGCTCCTGGCCCGTGGCGAGGTGGCCCAGGCCGAGCAGTTCTTCCTCAACCGCAAGCGCGCCGGCGAGGACACCGCTTTCGAGGGGGCGACGCTCGAGGCGCGCGCCGACCTCGAGCACGTCGTCGACCCGGAGGGCCTCGTCGTGATCGGCGTCGACGGGGCCCGCTTCGCCGACGCGCTGGCCATCGTGGCCACCGAGGTCGCGACCGGGTTCCAGTGGCCGCTCGGGATCTGGGAGCGGCCAGCCGAGGCGGCCGACGACTACGAGCACCCCTTCGCCGAGGTCGACGGCGCGATGGCCGAGGCCTTCGAGCGCTTCGAGGTCTGGCGGGTCTACGTCGACCCGCAGTGGATCGACCACCTGATGGAGGCCTGGCAGGGCCGCTACGGCGAGCGGCGCGTCATGCCCTGGTGGACGAACCGACCGCGACAGGCCTGTTGGGCGGTGCGCAGCTTCACCGACGCCATCACCGCCGCCGACTGGTCGCACGACGGCGACCCTGACTTCGTCCGTCACCTGCGCAACGCCCGCAAGCGCAAGCAGCGGGTCTACGACGACGAGCATCGCCAGATGCACACGCTCTCCAAGGACCGCCCGGACTCGCCGCGCAAGATCGACGCCGCGATGGCGGCGGTGCTGAGCTGGGAGGCCCGCGGCGACGCGATCGCCTCCGGCGCCAAGCCGCGGCGCGAGTACCGCGTGGCCGGGTTCCGCTGATGCCGCCGCTGCCCATCGGCTCCCCCGTGTGGTGGCTCGAGCGCCTGCACCGCGAGCTCGCCAAGCGCCAGGGCCAGATGCGGCTGATGGACGACTACTACCGGGGCGAGCACCCGCTGCCGTTTCTCACCCGGTCCCACGGCGCCAAGATGGTCGACGAGTTCCGCAAGCTGCTCGAGGCCTCGCGCTCCAACTTCATGCGCCTGGTCGTCGACGCCGTCGAGGAGCGCATGCAGGTGGAGGGCTTCCGCCTGTCGGCCTCGACCGAGCCCGTCGCCGACCAGGAGTCATGGCGGATCTGGCAGGCCAACCAGATGGACGCCGAGTCCCAGACCGCCTTCGTCGAGGCGCTCGTGAAGGGCGTCTCCTACCTGTCGGTATGGGCCGGCGATGAGTTCCCGACGATCGCCGTCGAGGATCCGCTGCAGACCATCGTCGCCTACGTGCCGGGCTCGAACTACCGTCAGCGCGCGGCGGCGCTCAAGATCTGGACCGACGACTGGACCGGCGACCGGCGGGCCAACGTCTACCTGCCCGGCGCGATCCACAAGTTCGCCGCCCGCGGCGCCGGCCTCATGGCCGCCACCGAGGACTCGATGCTGGCGGCGGGCCTTGGCAACGGCGGCCCATGGCGGGAGCTCGAGGAGCAGGTCGAGTCCAACCCCCTGGACGTCGTCCCGATCATCCCCCTGCGCAACCGGCCGCGGCTGCTGCTCGAGGGCGAGTCCGAGCTCAGTGACGTCTCCGACACCCAGGACCGGATCAACGGGCAGCTGTTCCTGCGCGCCCTGGCGGGCTACTTCGGCGCGCACCGCCAGCGCTGGGCCGTCGGCCTCAAGATCCACGAGGACGCCGCCGGCAACCCGATCGAGCCCTTCGACGTCGCGATCGACCGGCTCTGGACCGCCGAGCACCCCGACGTGAAGTTCGGCGAGTTCAGCCAGACCGACCTCGCCGGCTACATCCAGGCGATCGAGCAGGACGTCCTGCACATCGCGGTCACGACCCGCACGCCGCGCCACTACCTCATCGCCCAAGGCCAGAGCCCCTCCGGCGACGCCATCCGCGGGGCCGAGTCCGGCCTGGTGAAGAAGATCGGCCGCAAGCAGCGCCCGTTCGGCGAGGGTCTCGAGGAGGCGCTCCGGCTGGCCCGCCGGTTCCAGGGCGAGCCCGATACCCCGGTGGACTCCGAGATCGTCTGGGCCGACCCGCAGACGGTCACCGAGGGCGAGGTCACCGATGCGGTCGTGAAACAGTTCCAGGCCGGGCTCATCCCGTGGGAGGCCGCGCTCGAGAAGCTCGGCTACAGCCAGACGCAGATCACCCGCTTCGCCGGCATGCGGGCCCGCGACGGCCTGCTGCAGGCTCTCCTCGCGCCGGCCGCCGCCGAGCAGCCCGAGGGGGCGCCGGCGTGACCAAGAAGCAGCGCAAGGCGCTCGCCTCCTACATCGAGGTCCTGAAGCGCGAGATGTGGCTGGCCTCCTGGCGCATCGACGTCATCCACGATGACGACATCCGCCCTGAGGACTTCGCGACGATCGAGCCGACATTCGGCCAGAAGCAGGCGAACCTTCGGGTCTGCCACGACTTCCTCGACATGCCGCCGTGGAGGCAGCGGCGCACCCTCGCCCACGAGCTCCTGCACTGCTACGCGGCCGACGTCCAGCACCTCGGAGAATCGCTGCGGACGAACCTTGGAGACCAGGCGTACGAGACCTGGGTGAGCGGGTTCCGGCTCGCCGTCGAGCACATGGTGGACGGCCTCACCACGCTGATCGCCGGCGAGGATTCGTCCTTCCTGCCACTCCCAGGGGCCACCGCGACGGAGGCCGCGGTCTGATGGCGGACGAGCTCGACGGCGTCTACGTGTCGCAGCGCCTTCGCCTCGCGAACCTGGTGGCGGCCACGGCCGCCGGCGCCCTGCTGCAACTGCGCCACGAGCGCGAACAGGCGATCGAGGCGACCGTGCGCGTCGTCGAGGCCGGCCAGGCCCAGGTCGTGGCGCTCGTCGACGGCTACATGGCGGCCAAGCTCGCCCAGGCGCGCCGCGGCGACGGCCGGCCGAAGGGCCTGGACCTCACCCGCTATACCGTCTCGACGCTGCGCCGCCGGCCCGCGAACCAGGTCTACGCCCGCCCCTTCGGCGCGCTCGGCGGCCAGCTCGAGGCCGGCGCCGACGTCTCAGTCGCGATCGCGTCGGCCGACGCCTCGGTGCGCCGGCTGGCGCTGACCGACCTGCAGCTGGCACAGACCCACGCGGCGCGTGACTGGATGGCCGACGACCAGCGCATCGTCGGCTACCGGCGGGTGCTCGGGTCGGGCCACAGCTGCGCGCTCTGCACCTCCGCATCGACCCGGACCTACAAGCGCGAGGACCTGGCGCCGATCCACGAGCGCTGCTCCTGCACGGTGTCGCCGGTCTTCGACCTCCGCGCCAACCCCACGAGTCCGGCCGACGGCGGCGTGCGCGTCGCCGATGACCCCGAGCTCGGGCCACGCCTGCTCGAGGAGAGCTGGGCGGCGTAGCACCGACGGCGCCAGCTCGGCGCCGGCTACTCGACCACGAGGAGACCTGACCGCATGACGGAGAACACCTCCTACCCAAACCTCTACCGCGTGACGGTCGCCGGCCGGCCGTGGTGGCGCATCGGCGATCGGCTGCTGCCGGTCTTCGCCGGCGCCGACGACGGTGGCGCTGGCGGCGATGGTGGCCAGGGCGCGGGCGACGCTGGGGCCGCGGGTGCGGGCGCCGACGGCAAGGGCAAGGGCGACGGGGCGAACGGCCAGCCGCGCAGCTTCACCCAGGAGGACGTCGACCGAGTCGTCGGCGAGCGCCTGGCGCGCGAGCGCCAGAAGTACGCCGACTACGACGACCTGAAGTCCAAGGCCGCCAAGCTCGACGACCTCGAGGCCGCCAACAAGACCGAGCTGGAGCGGGCGATCGCGCGCGCCGAGAAGGCCGAGCAGGAGGGCAAGGCCCTGCGCGAGTCGGCGCAGCGCCAGCTGATCGAGGCGGCCGTGATCGCCGCCGCGAGCGGCGCGAAGGCCATCAAGCCCGAGCACATGCCCAAGCTGATCGACACGAGCAAGGTGACCGTGGGTGACGACGGCCAGGTCACCGGGGCCGAGGACGCCGTGAAGGCGTTCCTCGCGGCGAACCCGGAGTACGTCGGCAAGCCACGCCCCGGTGGGGCGGATCAGGGAGCACGCAGCGGCGGTGCCGAGCCGGAGCCCACCCCGGGCCTCGGCCGCCTGGCGCACGCGTACTCCAAGGGCTCGAGGTCCTGACCCAATGCGTCGGGGCCACCGACACGACGAGGAGGCCTAGATGGCCCTGACACTCGCCGAGAGCGCCAAGCTCTCCCAGAACGACCTGCAGCGTGGGGTCATCGAGACCTTCGTGCAGGAGTCGCCGGTCCTGGACCGGCTGCCGCTCTTGCCCATCGAGGGCAACGCCTACGCCTACAACGAGGAGGCAACGCTTCCCGGCGTGGAGTTCCGGGCCGTCAACTCCGCCTACGCCGAGTCGACCGGCACGGTCAACCAGAGGACCGAGACGCTGGTGATCCTGGGCGGCGACGCCGACGTGGACACCTTCATCGCCCAGACCCGGGGCAACCTCAACGACCAGCGCGCCCTGCAGACCCGGGGCAAGGTGAAGGCGGCCTCCTACAAGTACCAGGACGCCTTCATCAACGGGGACACCGCTGTCGACGCCAACAGCTTCGACGGCCTGAAGAAGCGCCTCACCGGGGCCCAGGTGATCGACGCCGCCACCAACGGTCTGCCGGTGCTCGGCGCCGACGACGCCGCGCGCCAGTCCTTCTTCGACCAGCTCGACGCGCTGATTGCGGCCGTCCCTGGCAGCCCGGACGTCCTCTACATGAACGCGGCGATCCTCGCGCGCGTGCGCTCGTCGGCGCGCCGGCTGACCATGGCGACCACGACGGTCGACGACTTCGGCCGCACCGTGGCCACTTACAACGGGATCCAGATGCTCGACATCGGCAGCAAGGCCGACGGGTCGGCGATCATCCCCCAGACGGAGACACAGGGCACCTCGAGTGCCGCGTCCTCGATCTACGCGGTGCGCTTCGGCCGCGACGAGAGCGACCAGGCGGTCTCCGGCCTCACCAACGGCGGGGTCCAGGTCAAGGACCTCGGCGAGATCGACGCGAAGCCGGTCTACCGGACCCGCATCGAGTTCTTCTGCGGACTGGCCGTCTTCGGCGGCCGTGCCGCGGCTCGCCTTCGCGGCGTCCTGGCCGCCTAGGTCAGGAGCGAGAGCCCGTGACGTGTGATGACTGCGGGTCGGAGTGGTGGTCCGAGGAGCGCCTCATCCGGCCCGCGGCCGGTCCCTCCGAGGACCACCGCCTGATGACCGTGTCGCGCGAGATCCGCTACCGGCTCATCTGCGCCGACTGCCGCAAGCCGTACGACCAGCCGGCCACATCGACGCCCCGCAAGGGGAGGAGGCCAACCAGCCAATGAGCACCGACAAGACCAAGCAGGCGGCCGACACGGTCGCGAGCGAGAAGGAGAACGCCAAGCTCGAGCACAGCGAGGGCGGCAGCACCACCCGCGATGACCTGCTCGACGCCGGCGTGCCGATGCTCCCCGGCTCGCCCGATGAGCCGGTCGGCCCCGAGGACGCCCTCGGCGCCGGCCCCAAGCGCGGCGACTACACCGGCCGCGTGGGCCCCGCCGACTACCAGCCCCACCAGTCGGTCCCGATCCCCGACGCCCAGCCCGGCGAGGCAACCATGCGCCTGGTCGCCCAGCGCGGACGCGCCGCGGAGCGCGGCGACGAGGCCGGCGTGAAGGGCGGCGTCGGGACCGCCTAGGCGCTCGACTCCGCGGACCCCCCACCATGCCCTCGCTCGAGATCGACGCCGCCCTCCAGGTCGAGGACGGCGGCACCCTGCGCCGGCTGCGCGTCGCCGACATGGCGGCGCTGCCGGCCGGCGCCTCGAGCGAGGCCACCCTGGCGCTCGTGGCGAGCCGGCTGGCCGAGGTGGCCGCCCTGCTCGAGGGGGCCGCGAGCGAGGCGACGCTCGCGCAGGTGCGCGACCGCGCCGACTTCCCGCTCCCGGCGGACCAGGTGGCGGACCTGACGCCTCCGGCCCACCCGGCGAGCTACCCGCTGCCGGCGGACCAGCTGCTCACGCTCACCCCGCCCGACCCGGCCACGACCGTCACCGTCCTCAACCCCACCGCCAACCCCGAGACGGGGCTCGCCAAGGACGCCACCGTGGCCTCCGTGCGCGACCGCGCCGCCTTCCCGCTCCCGGCCGCACAGGTCAGCGACCTGCGGCTGGTTACGGTCGGCGGCTCGGCGCTTCCGGCGGGCGCGGCGAGCGCCGCCAAACAGGACGGTCAGCAGGCGTCGCTCACCAGCCTCGACGGCAAGGACTACGCGACCAACGCCGAGCTGGTTGCGGGCAACGCCCTGCTCGAGGCGATCCGCCAGAACACGGCCGACCTCAGCGTGGACGTCGCCTCGCTGGAGCTCACAGCCGACCAGGTCAACCTGAACACCGACGAGCTGGAGGCGCTGCTCACCTCTCTCGGCGGCAAGGACTACGCGACCAACGCCAAGCTGACCGAGGCCGTGTCGGAGTTGGTCACGCTGAGAGGCAAGGACTACGCGACCCAGACCACGCTCGCGGCGGTGCTGGCCCGCCTGCTGGGGTCGCTCTCGGTCACGGTGACGAACCCAACCACGTCCCCGGAGACCGGGCTGGCGAAGGACGCCACGCTCGCGGCGGTGCGCGACCGCGCGACGTTTCCCCTGCCGGCCGCCCAGGTCACTGACCTGAAGGCGGTCACGGTGGCGAACCCGACCGCCAACCCGGAGACGGGCCTGGCCAAGGACGCCACGCTCACGACGCGGCTGCCCGCCGCGCTGAACGCCGACGGCGGGTTGGCGGTCCACCTGGTCAACCCGACCGCCAACCCCGAGACGGGGCTCGCCAAGGCGCTCGACGTGCAGGCCGTGCGCGACCGACTGCCGGCGGCGCTGGCCGACGACGGCTCGCTGGCCACGAAGGACACCTACACCGCTGACGAGGCGCTTGCCTCTCAGGTCGGCGCCGGCGCGGTGCTGACCTTCACGTTCTCCGCCCCGATGGACCTCGTGTGGGTCCGGTCCCAGGGCGGCACGTCCTTCGCGAAGATCACCGGCACGCCCGCCTTGGGGAACGGCATCTACTGCGAGGACGGCGTCCCTCAGCCCGTCACCCGCCGCACCTCCGTGGTGAAGGTGTGGGCGCCCGGAGGGGCCACGGTCTACGCCTGGGGCTTCGGGGGCTGAGTGGCGAGGGTCTTCCAGATCGTGAAGAAGATCCTGCCGAGCGTCGTGGGCATCACGGGCCTCATGTCGGACGGCATTGCTGATGGCGGGACGCCCAGCACCAACCACGCTCAGAGCGTCCGGGTCGACCTCGGCCGGGTGACATGAGCTACGCCGTCTACCAGTTCCGCCGGGGCACGGCGGCCGAGTGGGCGTCCTCGAACCCCGTCCTTGCCGACGGCGAGATGGGCATCGAGACGGACTCCCGCCAGTTCAAGGTCGGCAACGGCGTCACCCTGTGGAACGCGCTTGCCTACGGCGGGATCGCGGGTCCGCAGGGCATCCAGGGCCCGCAGGGCATCCAGGGCCTTCAGGGCGAGAAGGGCTGGGCGCCGCTCCTGTCGGTCGTCAGCGACGGCGCCCGGCGGGTCTTCCAGATCACCGACTGGGTCGGCGGCGTCGGCACCAAGCCCTCGGTGGTCAGCCAGTTCATCGGTCCGACCGGGATCGTCAGCACCGCCGCCGCGGCCGTTGACATCCGCGGCGTGCAGGGCGTGCCCGGAGCGGACCTCAGCGGACGCATCCTCACGGCGGGCAGCGGCCTCACGGGCGGCGGCGACCTCTCGGCCGACCGCACCTTCGCCGTCTCGCCCGGCGCGGTGTCGATCCTGAACCTCGCGACGCCCGCCGCCAAGGGCGTCATGAGCGCGGCCGACAAGTACAAGCTCGACGGCCTGCACTACGACGTGATCGCCCAGGGCGGCGCCGACCCGACCGGCGCCGTGGACGCCACCTCGATCATCCAGACCGCCATCACCACGGTCGGCGCGGCCGGCGGCGGCACCGTCTTCTTCCCCAAGGGCACGTACAAGGTCAGCGCCACGCTGACGATCTCCAACCCCTACGTGAAGATCCGCGGCGCCAGCAGGGTCATCTCGGACATTCGGATGACCCACGCGACGGCCGACGTCTTCAGCGTCACGGGCAACTTCTGCTCGTTCGAGTTCCTTCGCATCGAGGGCGACACCGCGACGCTGCGCACCGGCGGCTGGGCGATCAACTTCGCCTCGACCGCCTCGAACTGCTCGGTGTGGCGCGTGGACATCCTGTTCATGTGGTCCGGCCTGAAGCTGACCGGCCAGCTCTGCCGCCTCGACGACATGAACATCCGCGAGATGGGCGCCAACGCCACCGGCGGCGCGGGCATCCTGATCGACGCCTTCGTGGACCAGTACATGGCGGGCATCGTCATGGACAACCCGGTCCCGCCGTGGGGTAACGCCCCCGGCGGCCCGGTCGGCTTCGCGGGCATCCGCATCACGAACCTCAGCTCGCTGCTGATGTTCAACATGCAGGTGATCCACTGCGGCACCGGCCTGGACGTGGTGCCGACCGGCACGAACACGATCCCGTCGATCTACGGGGTCAACTGCTTCTTCGACAACTGCGTGATCGGTGCCCTGTTCGCCGGGGCCGCCGGGACCACGATCGCGCGCTGCCGCTTCATCCAGTGCTGGTTCTCCTCGGCGATCACCGCCGGCGCCCGGATCAACAACCCGAAGGCCGACGGCATCGACTTCCTGGGCTGCGAGTTCTACGGCAGCCCCATCGGCCTCGACGTCATCGACGCCAAGGAGTGGACGCTCAAGTCGAGCAAGATCGCCGGCAACGCCAACTTCGGCGTCAAGGTGCTGGTCGGGACGGTCCCGCACGCCTTCTCGATCACCGACAACTTCATCGGCAACGGCTCGGTCTTCGGCCCGAACGGTGTCGGCGTCTCGATCGGCGCCGGGGTCTACGACCGCTACCAGATCCTCGACAACCGCGGGCTGGACACCAACACCACGCCGGGCCTCGCGGACCTCGGGACGGTTGCCTACGTCAACCGCAAGAACGTCGGCACGAACATGGGCACCGGCCTGCTGCTCGGGACGGTGTACTCGAACACCGCGACGCAGCTCTTCAACACCCTCACCGAGGTCGAGGCCGCCGGCTTCATGGTGCCCGCGAACACCCTGAAGGTCGGCACGATGCTGCGGTTCACCCTGGCGGGGCTGTTCAACGCGGCCGCCACCACCTCGAACGTGACCTACCGCATCCGGGTCGGCCCGAGCGCGGCCTCGCCGTGGACCGGGTCGGTCATCCCGCAGACCGCGGTGATCGCCACGGGCACGATCGCCCGGGTCAACCAGAACATCCTCATCGTGACGACGCTGCTGTTCACCGCGATCGGCGCCTCGGGGGCGGCCATCGGCACCATCGCGCCGGTCATCGCCGCCGGCACCCTGTTCGGGGCACCGACGGGCACCATCGCCGCGCCCGTGACGATCAGCACGGCGCAGGATCTCTGGATCAACTTCACGATCCTGGCGAGCATCGCCACCACGACTCACAACCTCATCACCAAGGAGATCCAGGTGGTGGCCGCATGAGCCAGGGCGACGTGGCGGTGAGCATGACGATCCCGGCCTCGGCGCTGCCCGCCCTGGTGCTCTCGGGCGGAGCGACCGGCACGCCAGCCGTCTCCACTGCGCCACGCGCCGCCGCCGGCGGGGGCACAGGCGTTCCGGCGGGCGGGCGGACCGGCTCGTGAGCATCATTCACACCCTGGCCGGCGCGCTGCCGCCGGCGCGCTATGACGCGGTGGCCTGGACCAGCGTGCGGGTCGAGGAGGCGGCCGCCCAGGGCGGGCCCTTCGACGCGGTGGCCACGCTGGCCCTCAGCCCCGTCGATGCCAACCCGGCCGCGCCCCAGAGCCGCGACCTGACCTTCGCGGCGACGTTGGCGGCCGGCTGGTACCGCCTGGTCTGGCTCGACCCGGCGGCCAACGCCTCGCCGCCCTCCGGGGCGGTCTACGACGACGGGACGGGCACGACCGCGGTGCAGTTCGCGAGCGCCGACGACCTGGCCATGCGGCTCGGCATCACGCTCGGCGTCGATGAGGTCACCCGCGCCGACGGGCTGCTCCGGCTGGCCTCGGGTCTCATCCAGCGTGAGGCCGGCCAGACGCTCGCGTTCGTCGTGGGCGACACCCTGACCGTTCGCGCAGGCTGGGGCGACCGGCTCCGGCTGCCTCAGCGTCCGGTCGTCTCCGTGGCCTCGGTGACCCTCGGCGGCACGCTGCTCGGCTCGAGCGAGTGGCAGGTGCTCGGCGACGAGCTCGTCCGCGCCGCGGGCTGGAGCGGCCTTGAGGCCGTCGTCGTCTACACGCACGGCTTCGCCGAGGTTCCGCCGCTGGTGAAGGCGATCTGCCTCGAGGTCGTCATCCGCGCCTGGACCAATCCAGCTGCCGTGGAGGCCGAGCAGTACGGCAACGCGCAGATCAGCTACGGCAGCTACCGCACCCGGGGCGGGATGCTGTTGACCGACGCCGAGCGCGACGCGTTGCGCAGCGCCTTCGGGCGCTCGCTCGGGACGATCGTCCTTCACTGATGAGCCTGGTCTCGAGCAGGGTGGCGCTCAGGCAGCGCTGCACGATCGAGCGCGACGTGGCCTCGGTCGACGACGGCTGGGGCCAGCCCGGGCCGCCCGACTGGCAGCCGCACCTGGAGGACGTGCCGTGCCGCACCTGGGTGGAGGCCGGCCGCGAGCCGGTCGACCTCGGGCGCACGGCCACCTTCATCGACCGGCGCATCATCGTCGCGGTCGATATCGACGTCACAGAGCGGGACCGCGTCGCCGAGGTGACCGAGCGCGGCGACGTGGTGCTCGACGGCCCGATGGGCATCGAGGCCATCCTGCGCCGGCCCGACCACCTCGAGCTCGTCGTGGAGCGGGTGCGCTGATGGCCTCCGGCGTCACCGACTGGCGCGGCGAGCAGATCCTCGCCCGCGTGGCCCGGGCGAGCGCCGAGGCGATCGACCAGACCACCGAGGAGGCCGCCCAGGACGCCGCAGCGAGTCACTGGTGGCGCTCCCGCAGCGGCCAGCTCGAGGCCGAGATCATCAGCGAGCCGGCCGAGCACCACGGCGACGTGGTCGTCGGACGCTTCGGCTCCACCAGGGGGCCCGGCTTCTACGGGCTCATCCTCGAGCACCGCACGCCCTTCCTTCGCCCGGCCGCCGACCGCAACTTTCCGAAGCTGGCGGCCCGGATCCGCGCGAGGCTCTGATGGTCGATCCGATCGCCGCCCTGGTCGCCTGGCTGAAAGTCGATGCGGCCCTCGCCGCCCTGCTCGACGGCCGCATCTTCGGCGGCGAGCTGCCGCGCGAGCAGATCGCCTCGATGCCGCGGCCCGCCCTGGTCCTGCGGCCCGCCGGCGGCGGGCTGCTGGGGCGCGCCTTCCAGGACTTCGGCGACGTGCGGGTCGACGTCGAGTGCTACGGCGCGGTGTCGCGCCAGGCGTGGGAGGTCAACCTGGCCGCTTACCAGGCGCTCAAGCACCTGAGCCGCGTGGTCTCGGCCGGCGTGCTGCTGCACTGGGCGCAGCCCTCCTCCAAGGGCGTGCTCGCTCGCGACCCCTCTACCGATTGGCCGGTCTGCCTGGCCAGCTACCAGGTGCTCGCCGCCGAGGTGCCGGCCGCATGACCCACACCGAGCGGACCAGGCGCCAGTGCGCTCGATCGCTCCCATCAGCAGAGGAGGCGTTTGCATGACCAAGTACGCGACCTATACCGGCCCTGGGCTCTATGTCGAGATCGAGGGCGTCCCCATGACCCGGGGCGTGCCGATCGAGGTGCCCCAGGGCAAGGTCACCGCCCTGCGCTCCAACCCGGACGTTTTCGTCGGGGATGACCCGGAGCCGCCCGATCCCGCTCCGGATCCCAACGCGCCGGACCCCACCGCGCCCGAGGAGGCCTAGCTCATGCAGCCCTACGAGATCATCGGATCCCCCTTCAGCGTCTACGTGGCCCCGAGCGGCACGGCCTTCCCCGTGCTCGGGGTCGCGCCGGGCGTCGCCTGGACGCTGCTCGGAATCAATGGCACCCGCTCTCAGGACGAGGACGGGGTGACGATCACCCACGGCCAGACCGTGAACGACGTCCGGGCCGCGGGCTCGACCGGGCCGATCAAGGCGCTCCGCTCCGAGGAGGAGCTGACCATCGCCTTCAGCCTGATGGACCTGACCCTGGAGACCTACGCGATGGTCCTCAACGGCGCCACGGTTACGACGGTCGCCCCCGGCGTCAGCACCATCGGCACCAAGAAGATCGGCCTCAGCCGCGGCTTCACGGTCAAGGAGTTCGCGATGCTCGTGCGCGGACCGTCCCCGTACAACGAGGCCTTCCCCGCCCAGTTCGAGGTCCCGCGTGTCTACGAGAGCGCGAGCGCGGCGCCCCAGTTCACGAAGGGGCAGCCCGCTGTCCTGGCCTGTGAGTTCCGGGCGCTCGAGGACCTGGCCGCCGCCACCGAGCAGGAGCGGTTCGGCAGGCTGATCGCCCAGCACCTGGCCGCGACGGGCCCGTAGTGGGCGAGCCCCGCCTGCTGGCGCTGGCCAACGAGGCACAGGAGGCGTCTCGGCGCCACCACCGCCTCGCCGCCCATCACCGCCGGCAGGCGCGGGCGCAGGCCGCGAGGGCTGCCGAGTACCGGCGCGAGCTCGCGGAGCGGGGCGTACGGCTGATGACCACCGGCGAAGCCCGAGAGGAGCGGCATGGCCGAGGACACGAGGGACCTGACACCACCTGACGACGGCGAGACGCTCGACCTGCGCGAGCTCGCCCGTCCGACCCGCCCGGTGCTGACCAGCGTCGGCCGGCTCGTCATGCGCCGCCAGTCCGCGCTCGGCCCGCTCGACCGGGTGCGCGTGGCGCGCCTGCGCGCCGAGGCCGAGCAGAAGGCCGCGGCGCTCGACCTCATGCCCGACGATTCCGGGCCAGGGACCCTCGAGGAGCTGGCCGAGACGGTCGTCGAGGCCGAGGCCGAGCTCCTGCGCCTGGTCGTGCCCGAGATCACCGAGGAGCAGCTGGCCGAGCTCTCGGCCCCTGAGCGCGCCGGCGTGCTCGCGCTGTTTTTCGGAGCGACCCCGGCAGGGGCCCTGCAGGCGGTGGCCGGGGTGAGGGAGATGCTGGACGGGCGCGAGCCACGTGGGGCGAGACGGTCCCGCGCCTCCAGCGGTTCTACGGCGGCGACCCGGCGGGCTGGCTGACCATGCACCCCGCCTTGTTCGAGGCCTATGCGCGGGAGCTGCCCCGGCTCGAGGCGGCCGAGCAGCTGGCCGCCATCGCCACGACGGCCGCCGGCACAGGCCGGCTGAAGCCTGAGGCCCACCGCGAGATCATCGGTGCCCTTCGCCGCGCGAGCCGCCCGCGCCGCGAGGGCCGCGCGCGCCGGCTGCGCACACCCGAGGAGCTGGCGGCCATCGGCGTCGGCCTCGTGAGGAGCTAGCCCGATGGCCGAGCGCCTGGGAGAGGCGGTCCTCGATCTCCGAGCCGACCGCAAGCATCTGCGCAGCGACCTGGCCGGCGCCAAGCGCGACACCGACCAGGCGTGGAAGGACATCCGCAAGGGCTCCGACAAGGCGGCCAAGTTCGCCGGCGTCGCCCTCCTGGCCATCGGCGCGGCGGCCTACAAGGCCACCCAGTCGGCGTCGGATCTGGGCGAGTCGATCAACAAGAGCGAGCGGGTGTTCGGCAAGGCGGCCCAGACCATGCCCGGCTACGGCAGATCGGTGGCCCAGTCGCTCGGGATGAGTCGCGCGGCGGCGCTCGACGCGGCCGCGGGCATCGGGGCGATGCTCGTGCCCATGGGGATCTCGCAGACCGAGGCCGCGAAGATGAGCTCGCGCATGACCACCCTCGCGGCGGACCTCGCGAGCCTGCACAACGAGGACCCGACGGACATGCTCGACCGCCTGCGGGCCGGGCTGTCGGGCGAGAGCGAGCCGCTGAAGCAGTTCGGCATCGTGCTGACCGAGGCGCGGGTGAAGGCGGAGGCGATGCGCCTCGGCATCGCCAAGCAGGGCGCCACGCTCACCGAGCAGCAGAAGATCCAGGCCCGCTACAGCCTGGCCATCCGGGACGCCGGCGCGGCCAACGGCGACTTCGCCCGAACCAGCGGGGGCCTGGCCAACCAGCAGCGCATCCTGAAGGCGGAGGTCGCCGACCTCTCGGCCAGCCTGGGCGGCGCGCTGCTCCCGGCCGGCTTGGCGGTTGTCGGCGTGCTGCGAGACCTGGCCGGCTGGGTCGACAAGAACCGCACCACGACCGCCGTGCTCGTCGGAGTGGTCGGGGGGCTGGCCGCGGTGGTCATCACCGTCAACGGGGCGATGCGGGCCTTCGCCGCGACCCAGGCGGCCGTCAACGCGGTGTCGGCGATCTTCATCACGCGGACCGTCGCCCAGACGGCGGCGACCGAGGGCGCGGCGGTCGCACAGACCGGCCTGAACGCCAGCATGCGGGCCAACCCGATCGGCATCGTCGTGACGGCGCTCGCCGCCCTCGGGATCGGCCTGGTGATCGCCTACAAGAAGAGCGAGACGTTCCGCAACATCGTCCAGGGCGCCTTCGCCGTGGTGAAGACCGCGGCCCAGGCGGTGGTGACCTCGGTCGAGGCCATCATCACGGTGATCCAGAAGGCGCTGGACCTGGCGAGCAAGCTCAACCCCTTCGACGGCTCCGGCGGCACGACGACCAAGGACGTGGTGGGCAAGAAGGCCGGCGCCGGCAGCCTCGCCGGCGTCCAGCGCGACGCGGGCCGCCAGACGAAGAGCACGATGGAGAAGGAGGGCGAGGACGCCGGGGAGGCCGTCGTGCGGGGCCTCACGCGGACGCTGGAGAGGTCGCGCCCGCGGCTGGCGCTCGCCATCACGGCCGGCGTCCGCGGGGCGATCGCGGACGCCAGGCGCAACGTTCCGACGCTCGCCGCCAGCCTGGCCGACTCGCTCGGGCGGGCGATGGACGTCGCGACCGCCAAGGCGCTCGCCCCCTACGACCCCGAGACCGGCTCGGCCACCGCCGGCCTGCGCGCGATGACGGGCGCGCGCGACGCCGCCCAGCAGGCGCGAACCGAGGCCGGGCTGAACAGGGCCATCGCCGACGCCGCTGCCCTGGGCAACGCCGCCGGGCCCACGGACGAGACGCCCGAGCAGAGGACCCAGCGGCTGGCCGACGCCCAGCGGCAGCTGACCGACGCCGTGGTGGCGCTGAACGACTACCAGGCGGACCAGGCCATCGCCGCCGAGGAGCGCCGCCTGGCCGCCGAGCGCGCGGGGATCGAGCAGGCGGCCGCCACGCGCAAGGAGACGATGGAGCAGGGCCTGACCGACCTGGCCGACTCCTTCGCCCGCGGGGAGATCAAGCAGGCGGCGTTCACGAAGCGCCTGAACGCCATCGTGCGCGGGGCCAAGGGGGACATGGCGCTCGCCGGCAAGGAACTCGGCACCGCCTTCACCAACGCCTACGACGACGCTCTCGAGGTCCTGCGTCAGCAGATCGCCGCGATCGCCAGCGGACCGCACGGCAAGAGCGAGGCCGACCCGCTCCGCCCGACGCTGGTGTCGCCGGGTGCGGTGCAGGCCGGCGAGTGGGAGACCCACCGCAAGGCGCTGGACCGGACCTGGCGCGACCTGGTCACGGCGGCCAAGGGGACCGACAGCCCCGGCGGCGTGAAGGTCACCGTTGACGAGCAGAAGGCAATCGACAAGGCGAAGGCCGCGCTGGACCTGTGGATGCGGCGAAAGCCCCTGGCCGCCGGCGGCATCCTCAGCACGCCCACGCTGGGCTGGCTGGCCGAGGCCGGCGTGCCCGAGGCCGTCATCCCGCTCGACGGCTCGAGCCGCAGCTGGGACCTCACGGCCCAGGCGATCGCGGCCATGCCCGGGCCGGCGCCGGGCCCGAGTGGGCCGCTGGTGCACGTCGACCAGCTGGTCGTCCGCGACCGCGACGACGCGCAGCTGGTCGCCGCCAAGCTGTCCCGCTACCTCGCCACCCAGGGGGTCAAGTGAGCGTCGACACGGCCACCATCGACAGCTACTCGATCCACCGGGCCAACAACACCTTCCTCGACGACTGGGGCGGGCTCGGTGCGCCGGACGTGCGCCAGGTGCGCAGCCCGCTCCCGCGCCGGCACGGCGCCGTCGACTCGACCAGCCTCTACGGCCCGCGCGTGATGCCGCTGCGCGGCTGGTGCGGCCAGGTCCCCGGGAGCGCGACCGACGCGGCCGCGGCGGTGGCCGCCTTCGACGCCCTGAAGGCGCGGCTCACGCCCGAGACCTCGCACGTGGCCGTGATCCGCCGCCACGGCCGCTCGGCCGACGAGCGCATGACCGTGAGGGTGGCCGGGGACGTCGGCATCGTGGAGGTCTCCCCGGGCGGGACCCTGATCCGCTGGGGCGTCGAGCTGGTGGCGCCCGACCCGCGGCTCTACGAGGACCCCGAGGTCACGGCGCAGCGCACCGGCGCCGGCGCCTTCACGGCCACCGTGGCCGGCGGGACGGTGAAGACGCCGCCGATCATCGAGGTCGTCGGGCCGACCAACCTGGGCACGCTCACGATCACCAACACGACGACCGCCGAGGACGTGGTCCTCACCAACGTGCAGGCGCTGGCTGCGGCGGCCGTGATGACGGTCGACATGAACGCCCGGACGGTCTTCCATCACCTGGCCTACCACCCCGAGAACGTGGTGCCGGCCTCGACCAACTGGTGGGCGCTCGGGCTCGGGGCCAACACGATCACGGTCGCCGGGACCGCGCTGCAGGCCTCCACGGTCGTGCGCGCCCGCTGGCGGCCGGCGAGGATCTAG